CACTGATGAGCAGATCAACCAGTACGACTACCAGTACCGAGATATCCTGTATGACGCTGAGAAGATGCTTAGGGAGAACAACACATGAGCATCGAAGCAATGCGTCAGGCGCTGGAGGCGCTGGAGACTGTATTCATGCCGCACCATCCAGCGGTTATCTCCCTCCGCACCGCCATCGCAGAGGCTGAGAAGCAGGAGCCGGTGGCGTGGGTGGATGTTCACGACTACACAAACTTGTATTACCGCAAGCCCGCGCAGGTCGATGTTGTGCCTCTTTACTACGGCCCAGCCACCCCACCCGCAGCACCTTTGCAGGAGCCGGTAGCGTGGGTCGATGAAGCGGCAAAAGTCCCAGACCATGTGTGGGAGCCGCCATTCAGGTTCCGCAGGTTCGTTGCAGGGCGCGAACGCGCCCAAGATGTTGTCATTGAGCGCGAGACAACGATTGAAGCCGCAGCAAAAAAGGCAGCAAAAATTTGCCCGCCAGCACCGATGACTGTGCTGGTTTATGCGCCAAATGCAAAACCTCGGATGCTGGAGCCGGACTACTACGTTTACAACATCGACGGCGTGTATCGCTTGGCTGATCCGCAGCCCACCATCCGTTGGGGAAAGAAATGACCCACAACTCCAGATGTAAATACTGCGGCAGGGGGTCTCTCAAGTGGATGCAAGTAGCTGGCAAATGGAAGTTGGTAGACCTCAATGACGTGCCGCACTCGTGTCAGTCCATGATAAACGCCAAAATGACAGAAGCAAAGAAACGGAAACAGTATGAATAACAGTTTTGAACCAGTGGCTTGGGCAGTAAAGGTTGTCGGAAGGCGTAAGTGGCTTTCAATTCATGCCAGCAAGGGCGCGTCCGACAGGTGGCTTGAATATCGAGTCAAAGAGCAGGCGCAAGGTGAGAAATACGAACAGCACGCCATCTACACCACCCCACCCGCAGCACAGCGCCAGCCGCTGACGGAGGAGCAGATAGACGACATCTGGAATCGGTACTGCGACGAAATGGGTGAGGCATCAATCAACGATGCATACGACATCGCTCGCGCCATCGAGGCCGCGCACGGCATAGGAGAAAAGAAATGACTAGGCCACCCACGGCGCAACTGGACTGGAGCCTGTACGTTACCTGCCCAAAGTGCGATGAGTCCAACGACTTGTCTGAGCCACAGCACGACACAGAGCACGACATCTCAGGCCACATTTTTAACAACCGATGGGAAAGACTCAAGGACTGGGAAGTGACCTGCGAACACTGCGAGCACGAATTCAAGATCGAAAAGGTGGAGTACTGACATGACCCAACAACCAGAAGCCCTGCGGCTGGCTGATGCCTTGGAAGAAAAAGAATATCCGCCACGCCGAGCAGCCGCAGCCGAACTGCGCCGACTTCATGCGGTCAACGCGCAATTACTGGAGGCGTTGAGTCGCCTTGTTGAAATTGAAGACGGCCCCGGAATGGCGGTGATCGGGTGGACAGACGCAATGGACAAAGCCTATGCTGCAATTGCTGCGGCAAAGGGGGAAGCATGAACCAAAAACGCATGAGAACCCACAAGGACAAGCTACAGGCGCTGCTCAGTTACCTAAGCATGAACGTCTCCATTACGTCTCACCGCTTGTTGTCTGAAAAGGCTTACGACTGGAACGACGAACGATGGAGTTGGTACTGTTTGATCCTATGGGCCCAGGTCAAAGAAGAACGCGCCGAGATGTGGAAGTGGTTCAAGCACGAATACTCAGATGCCATGTTGCTCAAGGAGGGCTTCTATGAAACATACAGATGAGGTTACCGTCACTGTGGCCCCTGAGCGCATCAAACTGTACGAGCGGGCGATGGAGATAGGCTTGCCTTCAATTGTTGTGTCGATGTATGGGAGCAAGATACAGAAGCTGATTGATGACGAGCGTGAGGCGTGTGCGAAGGTGTGTGAAGAATTGTTTCAAGTCACGCCGCCATATACAACCTATGCTGAGGCGGCCCAAGACTGCGCAGACGCCATCCGAGCAAGGGGGACGAATCATGGATGAGTGGACTTTACTTTTGTGTTTCTTGGCTGGAATGTTCGTTGGGCAGCACATAACAATCTCATACATCCGCGCAAGAGGGCAGGCATGAGACACGGCATTGATTACAAGAAGGTTCACTGCCAGGTCGGAGACGTTGTGCCCGTTTACCCGTTCACATGGGCTGGAGAACCCTTCATCGGAACTGTTGAAAAGGTAACCATGAACAGATACGGCAGGGTCAGCTATGTGATTGGCGGCAGAAATGTCATGGCAGAAGAACTGTTGCCTGCGGAGGGCCAGACCAAACTCAGAATGAGAGCAAGGGGGCAAGCATGAAAGCCGTCTTGCTCGCCATCGCCGCGGCCACTATCATGCTCGGCACCATGGCCAGCATCGTCTGGCTCGCGAGCCACGGACCACGGCCGCCCAGGGACCACCTGTGCCCCGTCGCCGAGATCAGCCCAGACATCACCCCCGCCGAACGCGAGCGCTGCCGCCAACTGCGCGGCATCAAACTGTGAAAGACCCACGTGCCCAAACCACTGAACTTAACCCCACGCGAGCAGGCAGTCCTGGACGCCATCTGCGAGTTTGGACAGACCGACCTCGTGGCCCGTAAACTGGGCATCTCCAAACGGACCGTGGAGATTTACATCAGCCGCGCCATGGCCGCCAACAAATACCCCAACCGCCTCATGCTGGCCCTGGCCAGGGACAGAGAACTTCGCAGCAAAAGGAGCTGAACATGCGACCCGCTGAATTTTCCACAGAAAATCCACCACGCCCCATCGACTGCCTGGAGACCAAGGAGTACATCGCCTCCCTGCGCCGCCGCATCGAGGTCCAAAACGACTCCATGGAACACCTGGCCAACCAGGTCCACCAACTCAGAGTCCAAAAGCGCCGGCTGGAAGACGAAGTCGAGCGCCTGTCCCTCGATCTGGGCATCAAAGAAGGCAAGACAGGGCCAGGCTGGGAAGAGGTCCTCAAGTGACCCCGGCGTTCGAAGGACTCATCGAGGGCCTCGTGCCACGGCCCACGGTCCAACTGCTCATCATCACCGCCGGCAACACCAAGTACGCCTTCGTCGGGCCCTGCTTCGGCGACAAGGCCATCACCGCCATCGAAGTGGCGGACACCCTCCCCATGTCAGTGGCAGCACGCCTGATGACAGGGGAATGGTGCGAGCCGGGGGAGTTGCAGTAGGAGGGGCATGGGGGACGGTTTGTGGGGGTTTACCCTTGGTGGGCTGTACAGGCATACAGGGCCGAGGGCCACGGACCGGGGCTGTGGCCGAGATTTCGGTGTTTCTATAGACTTTTTTTCAAATTCATGTGTTTTGTTTTTTTTTTTTTGGAAAATGACGTAATAGACGTAATGGTGTAAGAAGTTAATGAAATCAATAGGTTAGACGTGTACAGGACATTACAGTGTGTTCAAGGATGTAATTTCACATAAAATGCGCGCGCGATGACTTTTTGAAAAAAAAAAAACATACATTGGTCAAAAAAAGTCTATAGGAACCCTGAATTTGCCCTGGAAGGGCCGGACGGGCGGTTGCGTTACCCTGTGGAAGTGTTGCACAATCGGACCATGAGAATCGAGAGACACGTGCCCCTGCCTGACGACCGCCAACGGCAGGTCTACCCCTTCCCTGACATGGCGGTCGGCGACAGCTTCCTGGTGCTGGACGCGGACTGGATCAAGAACCTGCGCAGCGCGGCCTACATGTACGCCAAGCGGCACCCTGGGGTGCGGTTCACCATCCGCAAGTACGGCGAGGGCTGGCGGCTGTGGAGGGTCGCCTGATGGGTACGTACAAGGATGAGAAGTTCTTGGCCGGCAAGAGCTTGGGGGGAATCGACCAGCGGGTCGAGGCTCGGATCACCGCGCCGGTCAAGCCCCACAAACCCCGGGTGCTGACACCGCAGGAGTGGAAGTTCGTTGAGGAGTTCGTGGCCGGCGATGGACACGTGACCCTTAAGGAGGCAGCCATCCGCGCCGGGTACAGCGAAATCTGGGCAAAGAACCGGGCCCGGGAGCTGACCGACCCTGACAAGAGCCCCCACATCGTGGCTGCCATCCAGGAACGCCGCCGGGAGCTGGGCGAAAAGTACGCCACCACCTTTGAGCGGCACATGCGCGACCTCCAGGTCATCCGGGACCAGGCGCTGGCTGCCGGCGCGTACGGCGCGGCCGTTCAGGCAGAGTATCGCCGTGGTCAGGCCCTGGGCACGATCTACATCGACCGCAAGGAGATCAGGCACGGGACGATCGATAGCATGTCCAAGGAAGAGGTCATGCGTAAGCTTGACGAGATCAAGCGCCTGTACGGCGGCCAGGCCGGGCCCATTGTGGACGTGACGCCCAGGCAGATCGAGGAAGAGCCTGAAGAGGAAAAAGACGATGGCAACGAAGCCCGAAGCGAACCTGTACAAGCGCCTGAAAGACAACGTCCCAAATTGCCATTTCACCCGGATTGAATCCAGGGTGAACCTGGGCATCCCGGACTGCCTGGTCGCCTTCCCGCATGGGGAGTTCGTGATGGTCGAACTCAAGGTGGTCAAGCGTGGGCGCAAGATCGCCCTGTCTCCGCACCAGGTGGCCTTCCATGTCAAGCACGCAGACCTGCGCTGCCCGACCTACATCCTGGTCCAGTATTTCCCGCCCGGCACTGCCCATGCCCACAAGTCGGAGCTGCTGCTGTTTGCGGGGGAGCAGGCCCTGGACCTGGTGCGCATGGGAATCGACACGCCGCCTATGGCGCGCTGGCCTTGGACGGGGATATCCTGGGCCGAATTGCGCGCCGCGATGCTGGGTTGACGATCGTAAAAACACTATGCTATAGTGTCCCTGCCTGGATGACCAGGTAACCATAGAAAGGTAGAAAGAGATGAAACACGTAGAGTACCCAACCGTGTCCAGGGTTCACACGACCGCCAACGGCGTCCGCCTGGTAGTCGAGTCCTGGCCGGCGCCAATCCGCAATCGGGTCGGTCGCCAGACCGGCTATCGGCTGGAAGACATCATCACCTCAGTGTCTCTGCAAATTTACCAGGACGCCGAGCGCCAGTGGATGAACCCCGAGCTGATGGAAAACCTGCGGGACCTGGAAGACCCGAACGATGGCCCTGGATATCGGGCCGAGATGGCGCACAAAATGCACCTGGTGCTGATGGCTTTGGGCACGCTGACGCATGAGGATTGGGTGTCTATGCGCGACCTGGTCCTGACCACCAGGCAGTCCCTTTACGTGCCGGCAGGGTGAACCGGACCACACGCAAGAAAGTCAGAAAGCAGATGATCGCCAACAGTCAGCCGGCGGAGCCCGAAGTGGTCCCGGACACGCAGCGGGGGCTCGCCCTGCGCCTGTTCTGGCTTTGGCTGTTTCACAGGATTGTTGGCGGGGATAGTTGACACCAGTTGATAGTTGTGATGTAGAATCCCGATCAGGCCAAGCATCCCGCAAGGCCTGCAACTTAGAAAGAGAGAAAGACATGTCCGAAACGAACCCTATCGTGGCCGCCTTGCAGGTGGCATTTGAGTCCGCGGTCCAGGCCGCGGTCGAGCAGCGTTTGGCGCCCCTGGCCGCCAGGTTGGCCGCGCTTGAGGCGCGCGCGTTTGACCTGACGCCGCAACTGCAGCGGGTGATTTTCAGCGATGATGAGATGCGCCAACTGGCCGCGCACGTCAACCTGGCAGAGCTGGCCGGCGAGCTGATCCCCGCCCAACTGCGGACAATTGGCGAGGGCGTCAACCTGGCCAGCTTGGCCGCTGAGCTGAGCCCGTCCGACCTGATCAGTAATGTCGACTGGTCCGAGGTCCTGGACTATGCCGACCTGGCCAGCGAGGTCGACCTGTCCGACCTGGCCGATGAGATCAGTGTCGATCGCCTGACGGACGCGATCGACCTGAACGGGAAAATCCGCGACTACCTGTCCGACACCATGTTCAACATCCGGGAGGCCTGACATGCGGCGCAGAGACAACGTGCAGAAAATCACCCATCTGATGGTGATGAATCCCGGCGGCCCCTTGACCCAGGCCCTGGTCCTTGAGGCGGTGCGCCAGTATTGCAGCGACATAGTCGCGGCCGGCCGGCCTGAGGATGACTCGCGCGCCTGGATAAGCCCGGTCGCGATCTATAACTGCGCCGAGGGGATCATCGATGCGCTCGACCACATGGAGGCCACGGTATGACCGACCAGCAAGATCAAGAGCTGGCCACCTGGAACTGGCGCGCGGCAATGGCTATGGAAAAAGTGGGCGGCGGCTTTGCTGCAGCGATCGGCGTGGCCTACTATCGCGCCGACAGTGACAACAAGGCGCGCCTGTTGGAAGCTTTCCCGGAGCTGTTCGCGAGATACCGCCAGTGGGCGCGCGACATGCTCGACGATCCTCGGGTCGCTTGACGGCCCGTCCCTGTTTGCATGTAGAATGCAAACACCGCCGCCGGGACGGTTTCCCGGTTTCCTAGAAAGTTAGAAAGAGAGTTCAAGATGACAACACTTATGCAGGCCAACACCCAGTGGGCCACCCGTCCTGAGGAAGAGCGCTTTGTTTCCCTTCCGGAGATGCATGCCGCCATGGAAACGCGCCGCGCCATCAGCCGCGCGGCCGTGGTCAGCAGCCGCCGTCTGCGCGCCGTCCCGACTGACGACAATCGGGGCCTGTTGATCGAAGGCCCCAACGGCCACGGCTATGCGCCCACGCACTGGGCCATGGGCCAGGCCGCAAACCTGGTCGGCGCGCCAGGCGCTTACCTGCGGCAGCTGCCGGCCCCGCTGGCTGCCGACTGCCTGAATTACGGTTTTCAGGTCGAGCGGGAGGCGAAGGATATCGGCGTCCTGTTGTCCCGCAATGGCGTGTCCGAGCTGCGCGCCGTGACGGGCCCGAACTATGGCCGCATTTGGGACGGGGACGTAGTCGCGGCCCTGATGGACCGCTTTGGCGATGGCGTAACCGGTGACTGGCGCGTCCCTGGCACCTGGGGTAAGGCGCTCGACCAGGTCACCAGGGCGAACACCACGTTATATGCCGGCGACAGGGATTGCTTTATCTTCCTGGCTGATGAAATCAACCGCATAGAACTGCCGGGTCGGCGTGACGGTAAAGCCGGCGAGCTTGCGCGCGGGTTCTTCGTGACCAATAGCGAAACCGGCGCCGGGTCGCTGCGGGTCAAAACCTTCCTGTTTGATTTTGTTTGCGCAAACCGTATTGTTTGGGGCGCGCACGAATTGGATGAAATCAGCATCCGGCATACCGCCAGCGCGCCGGATAAGTTTATCGACCAGGTTACCCCGGCCCTGTTGGAATACAGCCGCGCCAGCGCGTCCAATATATCCGGGGTCTTGCGCGGCGCCCAGGCCAGCAAAATCGACAAGGTCGATAAGTTCCTGGCCAATCGGTTTGGGCCACGCGTGGCCGCACGCGTGCAACATGCCCATATGCTCGACGAAGGCCGGCCTATCGAAACCGTGTGGGACGCGGTGACCGGCGCCACCGCATATGCCAGGTCGATCCCCTGGCAGTCCGACCGGGTCGAATTCGAAACCCAGGCCGGCGGCCTGTTGGACCTGGTCGAGGTGGTGGCATGAGCCGGCGCCTGGTATATGCCGGGTCTTTTCCCGGAGTCGGCCGATTTCGCGTTACCTGGTCGGCGGAATATTCCGAATATCGCGTTCAATTAATCGACCAGGTCGAAAACCTGGTTTCGGAATATTTCACGCCCGACCGGGTCGACGCGATTAATACGGCCGACCGGATGCTATCCGACCAGGCCGCGCGCCTGGGCGTGGTTTGACCTGGTCGACCAGGTAGATTTAAACCCGGCCGCGCGCCGGGTTTTTTATGGTTAGAATGTTTGCACCGCGCCAGGTCGGCTACCTGGTCTAGAAAGTTAGAAAGTGAGCCCCGACATGTTGAAAACAATCCGCACTAGTGCAAACCGGAAAACCGGCCCGATTGCCGTCACATACCGCGCCGGCCAGCATAAGACCCTCGCGACCTGCCCGAAGACCTGCCCATTGAACCCCAAGGGTGACCAGGGCGCCGACCTGGTCGACCAGGACTATTTGGCGGCCGTCCGCCAGGCCGTGCCACCTGGTGGCCAAGCTTGGACGTATTCCCACTTCCCGGCCGAAACCCTGCCGGCGCCGGCGCCTGGTGAGACTGTGATCAATGCCAGCTGCGACACAATCGACCAGGCCATGGCCGCCATGGCCGCCGGCCGCCCGGCCGTGGTGGCCGCACCGGCCGGCACAGTGTGGCCATATACCGTGGCCGGCCGCCGGTTTGTGCAGTGCCCGGCCGAAACGGTCGAAACGGTTACCTGCGCCAGCTGCGGCGCCGGCCGTCCCTTGTGCGCGCGTGGCGACCGGGACTATGCAATCGTTTTTGTCGCCCATGGCCAGGCCGCGCGCCTGGTGGGCGCCGACCAGGCCGGCGGATGCTACGGGACCGGCGGCCCGGTAGCGATCGCCTGGCACGGTACCCGCCAGGCCGGCGCGCCTGATGACGCGCCGGCCGTGGTCCGGTTTGCCCGGTCCCTGCCGCCTGGGTCACTGTTGCGGCACCACGTGGTCGGGGACCTAGGACGGGACCAGTAGTCCGTTTTCACCCCACAGCAAACCCGGCCGCGCGCCGGGTTTTTCGTTTCGGGTATCAGGCCAGGCCGCCCACCTGGTCGACGTCCTGGTCACCACCTGGTCGAGCTGCAGCCGGCCCACCTGGTCGACG